TTAACAGGAAAGCCTTTGCAGAATTTGCATCTACTATGTCAGCCTTTTGGAATACTCTGATTACTTCTGGACCAAATTCAGGTGCAAGAACTTTAAGAGCATCGCGTGCTTCTACTAATTCTTTACCCTTTGCGTTAGAGTTTTGTAATCCTGTGTACTTAGCAAGAGCTGATCCATACTGATCCCAAAACGCTGCAGCTTTAGGATTAGCAAAATACTCTACTACCTTCTCGCCCTTAGTAATAACGTCAAGTGAATACTTGCCCACTACATATAGAGAACGTAACTTTGATGCAACAACAAGTGGATCTGCAAACAAACGGTAGGCAGCATCTGTAGTTCCAGACACTAGGCCGTAAACTAGGCCATTCTTCTCAAGTGCCTCAGGAAGGATTCTGTTAGCAAGTTGACGACCTGGAGAGAACTTTGCTCTGTCAACCTCTGCAAGAGTGTCGTTGAATAGTTCACGTGCTGCTTCAACATCATTTACATTGGCAACAGTTTTATTACGTGGGTCTGCCAACATAATGTACTTTTGTTGCTCAGGTGTAGCAGTTGCAAATATCTTTGATACGTCTTCGCCAGCCTTGATACGCATAGCGATATCTACCGCATCGCGCCCATACTTTGCTCTAGCGTCTTCGATGCGTCCTTCGTTAAATACTTTGTCGCCTTTGTCGTTTGCTTTATCCCAAGCAAAGCCAACTTCGCCTTCTGATAGTGGAATTGCGACAGCACGATAGGCTCGTGTCATTAAATCAGATGCTTCGATAACACCCTTAAATGCAAGAGTTACAGGGTTGTAGTTAGCAGCATAATGCCAAGCACTTCCAAGCCAACCACGAGATGGCTTAGTAGCGGGATCTTCTACACCGTACTTCTTAACAAGGTCTGATTGTTGGTCAGGAGGCAATGCAGCATATTTAGCTGCAGCTACCTCTTTAGGAAGGTTAGATAGTTCTCTGTGTACAAAAAGAGATTTAACTAAATCATCAACTTGTTTCTTTTGCTCACCTTTAAGGTTAGCAGCTAACGCTGCTGCTTTAAGATTATCACTCATTAGTTACCCTGCGCTAGTGCTTCTTGATACAATACTGCAACCTCTCCAGTTGTATCGTATGGAAGCATTGCTGCTAAAGAGTCTGAAAGTTTAATCATATTTTTTTGCATCATTAAAGCGCTAGATCCTGGACCTGCGCCCATATCAATACCTGATGTAATTGGTTCATTAGGACGTTGTGATGGTGCATATAATTCTGTTATTGGTCCTTGTGTTGCCGCATCGCGCACATCGCCTGCGCGAGCAGGACGTGTATCTGGAGTCTTAGATAGCGGAGCACCTGACTTAATAGCCTGTGTCTCAACGCCTTCACCGTATGCTGTGGAACCTAGTTCCAACTTATCTGTACGTGTAGAGAACTTACCTGGGCCTGCTGGTCCAGCCAGTGGATTCATCATACTCACTGTTTGTCCTCCTCTAATTTTTCTAAGTCTGTTGCCATATCTTCCCAAGCCCTGTTGGTCTGAGTAAGATGATTTGATTGATAAATTGCTAACTCCATTAGTTCACCTGTTAAGGTTTCTATTGATGAAGCTATGTTGTGTATAAAGCCTACACCTACAACAACAAGATCGAGAAAGCGTACTGGACGAGGAATGTATCTATCATCTTTCATCGCCCAGTACACCTCTCATTAAAAAGTTATTATCCCTTTTTTACTGCGTTGCCACGACGGCCTGCTGGCATCATTGATGGAACTACCTTGCCACCTTTTGGCTTAGATGTGTCCTTCTTGCCTTCGACGGCCTTTGACATTGGCGCTGCTGCGCGAGATCCCTTGTTCATATTTACACCTCCTCTGCTTAAGCTGCGCCGGTGATACCAGCGAGTAATTGGGCTATATCGGGTCTTTGACCAGCAGCAGGGGCCATACCACCTTGTTCTTGTGGAGGTTGCGCTGAGGCTGGGGCGGGGGCCGCTCCTGCTGCTGGAAGTTGTTGTTCCATACCTGGTGCCATTGGTGGCATCTCTGGGGCTGGAGGTGGTGGTTCTGGTGTAAATGCTTTTTCGATTGTGCTCTCTAGCGATTGGCCCTTTTGCCGACCTTGGATAACAGACGCAATGCGGGTGATAATCTCACTAGGGTCTTGGCCTTGCGCTGCAAGGGCCGGAATGGCTTGAGCATACTGAGCAACAGCCACGCGCAAAGAATCGCGCATTTCTTCGATATCAACACGTTGTTCCTCCTGCGTAACATTCAAGTCCATTGGAATCTCACGACGTACATAGTCACGAGATACGAGCTTGTCTGAACGCATTTGTAGTAAAGCAATGATGGCACGGTTTGGATCCATACCAGACATAATTCCGTAGCGTACATCTACGCCGTACTCACCCTTAATGTCACGAGATGGTGTGTACTTGAGAACGTAAGGTGTTCCGTCATCTGTTCCCTTGATGGTCTTTGGAATACCACCAAATACTTTCTCATCTGCTTCAAAGCATACTGAAATAAGTTCTTGGAACATACGAGCAAACTGTGCTTGTGCTGATTTGATCTGTGTATCAAAGCCAGCCTGTAGTGCTTGTACACCACGACCAGTAACTACTGATGCGCTGATATCTCCTGAACGAGATTCAGGGTAACGAGCACCAAGTCGTAGTTCACGCTCTAGTACGCCTGATTCTGTAAAGACTCCAGGTGGTAGTTCCAAAGGAACACGACGAATACCTTGTGGGTTAGCAGAACGCATAATTGAATCTGGACCAAGAGCAAGTTCTTGCACATCCTGTGGGATAGCAATAGGTGCCTGGATAGATTTTTCTGCTGCTTGGATCTGCAATACTGCAAAGCGAGCACGAGCAAGCTGTACAGATAGAACATCATCAAACTGTCCACGTGCTTCTCCGTCAAGAGATGAACGCATTACGACAGATGCCATAGGCTTGTTCAAGATGTTAGGTGTACGTGATAGAACTAAGTTCTTACGTTCTGGTAAGTACAGTAGATCCTGGTCCTTATCGTGGTACTTGACCATTGAGATATAAGGAGAAGATAGAGCGTACTGGTTTTTACCTAGGATTATGTCGTAATACTCTGGGTATTGTGCCGCTAGTGTCTCTGCATCGGTAACGATGACTTGAGTAACAGACATAACACGACCATAACGATCTAACTCTGGGTAAGTACCGAATGGGTTGAGCATACGGATACGAGGGTTGTTGTCCTCAAAGTCCATCTCAACCATACCGATACCAAGACCATAGGTGTTATACCAGTCTGCTGCTGTGTACATCTGCAGTTGTAGGTCAGAGTTTGTTACATAAAAGTTTGCAATACGAGTTCTAGTATCTGCTGCCTTGCGTGCTGCATCTGAAACCATATTGGTTGCAGAACAGTTAAAGGATGGCAGTGGTGCCATTGCTTCTGCTAGATCTCGTGCTGCTACGTCAATGAAGTTTGCAACCAGAGGCTTTGGATATTCCTCTGAAAACATTGCAGGATATACCTTAGAGATATCTCCCTGACGCACTGAGAGCACATCACGCATACGTTGATCTCGCGCTGATGAGCGAGTACGTAAGCGTGCTAGCTTAGCGTCAACTTCTTTGACTGATAACAATGTAGGGTCCTTAAATTATTTAGTAAATTGTTTTCTTAGGCTTTACTGGTATAGCAAAAACTCCACCAATACGCTTGGTTTCTAGAGGTGCTCTCTTTGCAACCTTTGGATTAGCCGCTGCTTTCTTTGCTGCAGTTGCCACTCTCTTTGGAGCAGATGCTGCAAGTGCAGTGTTAGCCAACAGTCTCCTTGGGCTAGGTGATGCATTAGGATTTCTAGGTAGCAATCTCCTTGGAGTAGGTGGCTGATTACTTTTTTTAACCGCTGGAACTCTGACGCTCTTTTTAGTTGATGGTGCGCGAGGACCTGTAAGTCTCTTAGGCGCAGGCTTCTTCATATTTGCCATTAGCGGTTCACGTTACTGCGACCGCTACCGCCGCCACTGCCCATACCGAAGCCACCACCAAGACCGCCGCCGCCGCTGCGAATACCACTAACGCGACCATTGCCACTGCGTACTCCGCCACGAATTGCTTTGCCACCTTTATTTGACTGACCGCGCTTGGGATTATCTGCTGCCTTTGTTTCTGCTTTACGCTTAGTGGCTGCTGCACGTTCTGCCTTAAATTTTGCCTCTGCAGCATTACGCGCTTTGTTTCCTGCTTTAATTTGTTCAGGAGTTGCAGGTTTAGCATCAGGGGCATATCTTTTTGAACTGTCATATCCAGCCGCTTTAAGTGCGTCATTAACTGCAGCACTCACAATGCCTCGTCGTAAATCTCTTACAAAAATCTTTTCTGCAAATTTTGCATTTTTTGCATCAAGTTTAGTTTTTGCGCGAGCAGCAGGAGTCTTGCTTTTAGCCTTCTCCATTATTGCTCGCTTTTCAGTTAGGCTTTGTGTTAATGGCTTTGAGCCAGCCTTAATAATCTTTACATTTGGTGATACTTTCTTAACCACTGTTGCAGTCATTGCGCCCTTGCGAGCTGCGTCTGCAGACTTTGCTACTTTCTTTGTTGCCATTTTGTATTATCTCCTTATTAGATGAATGTACGATCTTTCTCGGCGAGCAATTCATCTATGTTGATAACTGTTCGCTTGCCTACCTCGTAACGAGATAGGAATGGGTTTTTCATATGGTGCTTTTGGTGGAGTCCGTGGTTGAGCATCTCGCGTGCTCTGATCTCACAGAACCACAAGGCCATCACCATATCGGTCTTGCCTTTGGTAGTAGGTGACCACGTAATCAATTGCTCGATAAGAGCTTTGACATTTTCAGTTTGGTCACTAGGTAAATGAATAAGGTTGTCGCGGTGGTGCTTTCCGTCGTGTTGTTTCGTTCCGAACAAGGTGGACATAGAAGCAACACCGAAACCGGAGTCCCACTTGTTGGTTCCAGTATGGTGTTCTCGCAGTAGCACACCCCGTGAGGCAAGGTTTTGGCGGATGCCCTCATCTTGCGTAAGGAATGATTGAAAAGCATTCTTTTCTACTATCCACTCACTGGGTGAGTACAGGGAAGTCCAATCAAAAATTAGTTGGCGTATCGCAGCAGGCGTTGGCCTAGTGATCTTAATAGCATCAACGATATAGCGTTTATGTGTAACCCGATCAACAGCGTAACAAACGACGGCTGTATCACCAACCATAGCGGGATCAA